AAGCTCGAGCTGACCGGCGCAGGAGGAGGCCCCGTTGACATCCGCGCAGAACGAGACCAAGTCGCTGGCCTCCTCACTCGCATCGCTACCGGCATCGAAGCGAGCAAAGATACTGAAGAGCCTGAGCGATGACGACCACAAGCGGCTACTCCACGCATGGGATTTCTGGGCACGGCCCGGTCAGAAGCCGCCGAAGTGGAATTGGCTGCAATGGCTCATCAAGGCCGGGCGCGGGTGGGGTAAGACGCGGACCGGTGCAGAGTTCGTGCGCGAGCAAGTCGAGACCGGGAAGTCTGGACGCGTCGCCCTGGTCGCACGTACCGCCGCAGACGTGCGCGCCGTCATGGTCGAGGGCAACAGTGGGATCCTCAACATCTCTTCGCCCGACTTCCGTCCGATCTACAACCCGTCACGGCGCAAGATCACCTGGCCCAACGGCGCAATCGCAACGACGTACTCCGGCGACGAGCCCGACGCACTGCGAGGCCCCGAGCATGATCTGGCGTGGGTCGACGAGCTGGCGGCGTACCGATACGCCGATGAGGCATGGGCTAACCTGCAACTCGGTCTGCGTGTCGGAGACTTCCCGCGGTCCGTCATCACTACGACGCCGCGGCCGATCAAGATCATACGGGAGCTCATCAAGGATCCGACGACTGCCAACGCGGGCGGTCCGACACGGGAGAACCTCGCGAACCTCTCGCGCCAGTTTCGCCGCGTCATCGAGAAGTTCAAAGGCACCACGCTCGGCAGGCAGGAGCTTGACGCCGAGCTGCTCGAGGACATCCCCGGCGCCCTGTGGAAGCGCACGACGATCGACGCGCAGCGGGTGCCGTGGACTCACAAAGACCTGCTCGACCTCACACGGATCGTGGTCGCGATCGACCCTGCGACGACGAGCAAGCGCGACTCCGACGACACGGGGATCATTGTCGCGGGGTTCGGCATCAACGGCCACGCGTACGTGCTCGACGACGTCACGCAACACGACCTACCCGACGTGTGGGCGAAAGCGGCGATCGACGCGCTCGGGGCGTGGAAGGCTGACCGCATCGTTGCCGAGGTCAACAACGGCGGCGACCTGGTCGAGGCGGTCCTGCGCCACGTCAATCCGGACGTGCCCTACGGATCTGTGCATGCGTCGCGAGGGAAGCGCACCCGGGCCGAGCCGATCGCGGCGCTCTACGAACAAGGGAAGGTGCACCACCTCGGAGTGCATGCCGAGCTCGAGGACCAGATGTGTACGTGGCTCCCGTTGTCCGAGGAGTCACCCGACCGGGTTGACGCGTTGGTCTGGGCGTTGACGGAGCTTTTCGAAGGGACCGGGGTTGTGGTAGTGAGCAGTCTACCGGCAGAGATGGGAGATCGTTGGTGATGATCTGGCTTCGACTCAAGCACTGGCTCTCGTGGATCTGGTGGCGCTACTTTGGCGGGCGCGTCTACGGCGACGACCGCCGCGGCCGGATGATGGTGGCGATCGTGTACGGTCCAGGCTTCGAGGGCCGAGCCGCGTTTATCAACGGGCGCTTCGTGCGGAAGGGTCCGGATCTCGTACTCACGTTTCAGAAGTCGTGCGAGGTCGGCGAGGAGATTGCGGTCAACCTTTCAGATTGGGAAGTAGGTGAGCAATGAGCGGGCAGAGCGGGCCAGCACCAGGGCAGAACGGAAAGCGGCAACGGTGCCAAGCCGGGCGCGAATACAAAGACGCAGAGACCGAGCAGGTGATCAAGCGCGTGCAGTGCGGCTACGACAAGAAGCACGTCGGGCCCCACACGTTCGAGATGGAGCGGCAGTCCGTCACTGTGCAGATCAAGCCGGTGCAACTCCCACGCATGGACATGAAGTGCCCGGGGTGCGGCGCCTTCGTGCAACAGATCATCCCCGGGCAGATGGCGCAAGCGATCCACGCGGGCGGCGAGCCGCAGGGGCAGTGCGACAAGTGCGGGTTGGCCGTCACGTTTTGCAAGCAGCAGTTGATCTTGGCGAGGCGATGACTCCGATCCCCACGATGCTAGAGCCCCCGATCTGGCTCGACCTGAAACACCTGCGCGAGTGCCAGGTGCGGGGGTGCACGGTCTGCGACGAGCTGCGGCGCGACCGTCCCGCCGTTGAGCCGTGCCTGGCAGAACACCCGCTCGACGTCATCGAGAGGATCCTCTCATGATCACCAATCTACTCGGCGTCCTCCTCACGGGCACGGGCTTGATCGCCTTCGTGTGGGTGGTCTTCTCTCTGTTTGTTTGGATGGTGGCATGACCTGGCGCAAGAAGTGCGACGAGATCGAAGCGGCGGCGGAGAAGGCTGCGGCACGACCGTGGAAAAGGTCTCGATGGACCGCTACCGCTTTCCCAGATCGCGACCCGCCAAACTACACCGGGTGGGCGGCCGTCGTTGGGCCAAAAACCGATATCCATCATCACGGTGTGGCGACCAGCAACGATGATGCCGCCTACATCACGATCGCTGCCAACAACGCCGACCGGCTGGCGCGGACGCTTTGCCGCCTTGCCGATGAAGAGCCGCCCGTGCCGGAGGCTGGCGCAATGGCGGCTATGATTGCCCGCCTCTGGGAAGAGTCCGCCGATGGCTGACCGCGCCAAGGTCTACGACCTGCAAGAGTACCGCGAGAAGCGCGAGGCGCGTGACCGGGAGGCAAGCCGGTGCGAGCTGTGCGGGTGGCTGCCACCACACTGCATGTGCAAGGGGCGCCTCGTCGCCAGGGACGACGGCAAGCTGTGCTTCGTGCGTGCCGAGTCTGTGTGGGGGGTCTTCCCTGATGTCTGACAAGCGCACCCGCCTCCTCGACGTCAACGACGCCCGCGTTGCACGTGCGCGCCGCCAACTCACAAAGCCGCTCGAACGTTGGATCAACAAGCTGCGAGAGCAGCTCACCCGCGAGGCGCTTGCCGATCTGAAGTCCGGCCGCATCAGCCTCAAGAAAGCCGCCACGATCACCGATCAAGAGCTGCTCGAAATCCTCGCACTGTTCGGCGTGCGGCAGAGCGACCGGGCCGGCTCGCAGATCGCCGAAGCCCTCGGGGCCGACTGGGTCATCCCGCCCGAGCTGGTGCGCCGCATCATCGCCGAGAAGGCGATCAACGTGCAGAACATTCACGCCGACATTGTCGAGGCGGTGCAGGAAGCGATCCGCGCGGTGATGCACGAGGCAGAGGTCGCGGACCCGCGGCCGTCCATGGCCACGATCTCTCGCACGATGCGCGAGGAGCTCGACGGTCTCCACGCAGTCAGCCAGGCGCGGGCGGCGCTCATCGCGCGCACCGAGTCGATTCAGAACGAGTCAACGGGGATCTTCGAAGGCATGGAGGTCGCGGAGGTCGACGAGATCGAGTGGCTCTCGAGCCGCAACCCGAATCACGGCGACCGGGCACACCAGAGAATGGACGGCAAGACGGTGAAGCTCGGGGGATACTTCACGACGCCGAAGGGGAACCGGTTGCGGTATCCGGGGGATCCGTTGGGGGCAATTGAAGACACCGCAAACTGCGGTTGAACCTACGCACCTGTCCGCCGGTCGGCGGGCAAGAAGGCAGCATGACCGACAAACCAACAGCGGGCAACTGTTGAGCGAGGGTAATGCCACCGACTAAGCGATCCCACAATCAAGAACAGATCCGCGAGGCCGCAGAGGCGCACGACTTCGTGCACCACGGCGTGCCGGGCCTCAAGCGCAACAGCGGCTACATCGACGAAGAGTGGCACCCGAAGCTCAAGGGCTCCCTCGCCCGCAAGAAATATCGGGAGATGGAGGACAACTCCCCGGTGATCGGCGCGTCGCTCTGGATCATCGAAGCTCTGAGCCGACAGGCAGGGTGGACTCACGAACAGAACGACTCCGGCCACCCGCTTGCACAGGCGGGCGTCGAGTTCTCAGAGCAGTGCTTTGGCGACATGGAAACGCCGTGGAAGGAACACCTGGCCGAGGCGCTCTCATCGCTCGTCTATGGCTGGTGCGCGATGGTGCCGACGTTCAAGATCCGACGCGGTGAAGCGAAGGATCCGATGCTCCACAGCAAGCACAACGACGGCAAGATCGGGTGGCGCGACTGGGAGCCGCGTGCACAAGAGTCGCTCGATCGTTGGGTCTTCGATGAGCTCCTATTCCGCAACCGGCCGCGCAAGAACAACCCCGAGGGACGCTCGCAACTCCGCACGTGCTACCGGCCCTACTACAAGGGCATGATGACCGAGGACATCACGACGGTAGGGATCGAGCGGAACGTTGCCGGGCTGCCGGACTACCAAGTGCCGGCCGAGGTGATGAACCCGACGACTGCCGCACAGCGAGCGGCGCGCGATTCGGCTCTGACGCTCGTCAAGAAAACGCGCATGGATCAATACTTCGGGATCGTGCGACCGTCCGAGACGAACAAGGATGGCTCGGCGAGCGGCTACAAGTTCGGGTTGATAGGCTCGAGCGGCAAGAGCTTCGCCGCCACGCTGCCGATTATCCAACACTACGACCTGCGGATCTTTCAGAACTTCATGACCGAGTTCATGCAGCTCGGTCAGGGCTCGAGCTCTACGAGCTACAGCGCGCACTCGGACAAGACCTCTCTTCTCGCGATGGCCGTAGACGCATTGCTCGACATGATCGACGACGTGGTCAACGAGCAGGCGTTGCCGTGGCTGTTCGAGGTCAACGGGTTCCCGCAGGACGCGCGGCCGACGCGCAAGCACACCGACATCGAGAAGCGCGAAGTTGCCGCTATCCTCGGCGGCGTCTCTCAGGCCGTGAGCTCGGGCGCGATGGAGGGCGACGAGGATGTCAACAACTTCTGCCGCGGGTTGATTGACCTCGAGCCAACAGAGGGTCGGCCGATCGGGTCGATGTTGCAAGATGCGGCGATGGGAGCCAACGCGCTCGGATCGATCACGACGCAGACCCCTGGCACCGTGCCGAATGCGCCGCCGACACCGACTGGCCAAGTCCTCGATGCGATGGGCAACCCGATCGCAGCCGCACCTGCGGCGCCAGTTGAGCCGGAGCCCGACCCGGGTGGCGACGGTCCCGACTTCGTGACGCTCGAGGAGGCCGCTGAGAAGCTCGCCGTTTCACCGCAGCGACTTCGGAACGCGGTCAAGCGCGGGCAGATCCCGGGCGCTGCAATCGGCAACACGATGCGACTCAAGTGGGCGAATGTCGAGGCGCTCTTTGAGAGCGGCCTACTGTGACAGCAGTCGTGGGCATGCGTCGACACGTGCGAGAGGCATGGATGGCGCCGCCGGTGCTCTGCCGAGGCACCCATAACGGCTCTCGATGCGAAAAAGTTCTAGGCGTTGGATTGATAGGTAGGGTGCAGCTGCGCTGCCCTCGGTGCGGTTTCACCGATTGGTATAAGACGGGCGCAGAAAAGATTGTTGACAGCCCTGGGAAAATTCGCCTACGGTAATTGCAGACACCCACAGAACGTCTCTCGCCGCACGAACGTCTGGGCAAAGCGGCAGTAGGTACGAGAGACGTGCCCCCAGTTCCGCCGACCACAATCGAAACCGCAATTCGTCTGGAGCTCCGCAAGCTCAACGATGAGCAGCGCGTTGCGACCGGCTGGGTCTCGATCGTAGAGGACGCAGACGGTAATCAGATCCTCGACGCCGAGGGTCATCTGGTCCCCGTGACCGAGCTGGAGAAGGCCGTACACGACGCCTTCTCTGAAAGCGGCGGCGGCGGCAAGGGCGGCGACCTGCACGAACAAAAGGGCGTCCTCGACGTTGTTGAAAGTTTCGTCTTCACCGCGGAGAAGCGCGACGCGCTCGGGCTCGGTGATGGCCCGGCCGGATGGGCCGCGAGCTTCCGCGTCAACGATGACGACGTGTGGGCGAAGATCAAGAACGGCGAGCGTCCAGAGTTAAGCCTACTCGGCGACGGCAAAGGGACCCGGCTGCGCAAGCGGAAGATCCAGGGGACGGCCGAAGAGCCGATCCTGGTCACCGACATCAAGCTGAACAAACTCGAATGGTTCTCAACTGTCGACCGCGGCGCGAGTGGCGATGACGCGCACCGCCCGCGGATCGTCTTGTGGAAGCGGGCACAACTGAAAAAGCAGGAGACTCCGATGCCGACTCTCGAGGAAATCTTGGCCAAGCTGTCCGACGAGGAGAAGGCCATTGTGATGGAGGCTCTCAAGGCCGCGTCAGCGCCGCCGGCCCCCGTGGCCCCCGTCGTACCGGTCGCCCCCGTGCCGCTCGCACAGCGCGCCGACCTCCCCGAGGAGGTTCGGACCGAGTTGGCCAAGCGTGACGAGGAGATGATCGAGCTCCGCAAGCAGGGCGAAGCGGACCGCAAGAGCATCGACGCGCTCAAGGATGCGAACGAGCGGATCGAGATCGCCAAGCGCGTGGGCGAGACCATGCCGCTCGTGCCCGGCGAGGCGGCTGGCCTGGTCGACCTGATCAAGCGCGTCACCGATGCCGACGCCGGAGCGGGCAAGGCGTTCGAGGCGCAGCTCGTCACGCTGTCGAAGGCGATGCAGGATTCCCCGTTGCTCAAGGCGATGGGAACCGCCGCCGTCGACGTCAACGACGCGAGCGCCTCCGTCGAGCTGACCAAGCGGTCGGAGGAGTTGCGCAAGTCGAAGCCGGAGTTGAGCAACGGCTCAGCGCGCATGCAGGTGATCGCCGACAAGCCCGAGCTCTACGCGCGGGTCCTGAAAGAAGAGGCCGCAGCGCGCAGCGCCGCGAGGTAGGCACCGAGACGAGAGAACGACGCAGCGGGCTTGAACCAAGAGCACACCCAGGAGCGAGACAATGTCGCAAGCATTCGAAGGCCAGCAGATCAAGACAAGCGTTCCGGCCAGCGCGGACCTGTCATCTGCGCAGTTCTACCTGTCGAAGATCAACAGCTCGGGCAATCTCGCGACCTGTAGCGCTCGCGGTGAGCGTGCCCACGGCGTGCTGCTCGACGACCCGGCCGCGGCCGGCCGCGCGGGCTCTCTCGCCATCGGAGGTATCGCGCAGGTCGAGTGCGGCGCCGCATTCAACCCCGGCGTTGCCCTGACGACCGACGCAAACGGAAAGGCGATCCTCGCCAATCTGCCGAGCGACATCGTCATCGGGACCGCACTCGAGACAGGCGCCAGTGGAGAGCGGGCCGCGATGGCCATCGGGGTAGCCGGCGGCTACATCTCGGACCCGGAGAAAGTCGTCTACGAGGACTTCACAACCTACGACGACAGCGATCGCGTCTCCGGCTGTCAGGCTGATGGCACCGCGTCGGACGGCACTGGTGATGTGCTCAACCTCCTGTTCACGAAGAACCACGTCTACGGGCACGAAGCCATCGTCACCCAGACGATCACCGCGCCGGTGATGGGTGACAACGGAACCACGAATCACCTGGACATCGCGGGTGACCAAACGGGGAACGACGGGATCGAGATATACACCCACTGGATTGGGGCGTCGGGCCGGCCGTTCATCGTAGGGAACGATGCGGCTTTCTATTTCCGTTGTCATTTCTCGATCGCCGATGTCAGCGGGACCGACGACTTCTGGATCGGCTTCCGCAATGCCGCCATTTGTCAGGGCACGTGGGACAACTACCTCGACGCCGCGGCCATGGGGCACGATGCGGCAGACGGAACCGTGACGATCGCGACGATCGCCAACAACGGAGCGACGACCGACACCGACACGACCGACACCTGCCTCGATGTCGGCTCGAGGGCCGCAGGGTATATCTTCAAGATCCTCGTCTCGGCCGCAGGCGTGTGCACGTTCCAGCATGACATCGCGGCAGCCGGCACGCTGGCCGCGCCGACGGCGACCTTTGCCTTCACGCTCGACGACGGCGACCCCGTGATGCCGATGGTGCATCTGCTCCAGGGCACGACGACCGGGCACGTCGGGGTCATGGTGTGGGATGTAGGCTACCAGTAGAACACCGCGCGCACTGAGCGCGCTTTGAGAGTCAGCGGGCACTGACAGCGGGCGACGACAGGAACACGAGAGCCACAACAGGAGCGAACCAATGCCGCTGCCGACCGTTTCCGATGTCCACGTTGACGGACTCCGAACCGAAATGTCCGTCATGTACATCCAAGAAGAGGCTTCCTTCGTCGCGCAAGCAGGGGCGCCGCTCCTCACCGTCGACAAGGTGAGCGACAAGTACGCCGTATGGTCGAAGGCCGACTACATGCGGCGTCAGATGCGCAAGATCGCCGACACCGATCCCGCGCCGGTGATGTCGTTCGCCGTTGACACCAGCAACAGCTACTACTGCGACACCTACGGCGGGAAGAAGTTCCTGTCTGATCGGCAGCGTGCGAACTACGATACGCCGTTGAAGTCGGACCAGGCAACGGTCAACTTCGTCACGCAGCAAGGGTTGATCGAGCGTGACTATCAGTTCGCTTCGGCCGCCTGGACCACGGGCGTGTGGGCCACCGACAAGACGCCGAGCAACGAGTGGGACACGACGAACGGAGACCCGATCGGTGACATCCGCGTCGGCTGCCGCACGATCAAGCGGAGCACAGGCCGCAAAGCCAACACGCTGATCATGGGCGCCAGTGTGTGGGACATCATCCAGGACCACGCCGATTTCACCGACCGGATCAAGTACACGACCGAAGCGATCGTGACCGAGGATCTGGTGGCGCGCGTCTTCGGCCTCAAGCGCGTCGTCGTCGCGGATGCCGTCTACAGCACGGCCGGCGCTGGCGCTACGGTGTCGATGTCCGAGATCTTCGATCCGGACGATGCGCTGTTGCTCTACACCGCCGACGCCCCGACGCACGACGAGCCGAGCGCGCTCTACACCTTCTCGTGGGGCGAGTTCGACGGCATCAAGGGGACCGGTGCCGCAGCGATCAAGACCTGGCGCGAGGACGACCCAGACGGCGAGTGGTTCCGCGGCATGATGAGCTTCGACGTGAAGGTTGTCGCGAGCGATTGCGGCTATTTCTTCCGGACCGCCGTGTAGCCCTCGGGCTGAGAGTCCTCGGACTGAAAGGAGCGGGCATGCCTTACGTGGCCATGGCAGAGTTGAAGTGGTCGATCCCGGGTCGTAAGGGGTCGGTGATGGTCAACGCGGGCGACGAGGTCTGCCCGCCGGTGCCGGCGCGTGCCATTCAACGCGGGGTCGTCGCGTTCTTGCCGAACGTCACAGGCATGATGTGGGACGAACGCATGGTACAGGTCAACGCCGCGCAGAAGGTAGCCGAAGCCGCGGCAGAGAAGGCCAAGGCCGAGGCCGTGGCAGAGGCGGCGAAGACTGCGCCAGTGCCGGAGCCCGAGCCTGTGATCCCGCCCGGTCACTACGCCAAGGTGAACGGCAAGATCCGGAAGATCCCGGATGGGCACTACCTCAAGAATGGGAAGCCTGTCCCGATCCCGCCTGGGTTCGTGGTCCATGGCGACACGCTGATCAAAGAGCCGCGGCGTCCGAGGCAAGAGGGCGAGCCGCGACCGGGTGGGCCGCGCGCTGCGGATCTGCCGCCGCCCGTCGAGGAGGTCGACCCGTCCGAAGCCGCCGCGCTCGGGCTGTTGCCTGACGATGCGCCCGAGCCGCAGGAGACTGCGGAGGGTGACAAGGCGAAGCCCGGGTTGCTCGGCCGGAAGACCGAGGTTGCGGGGCCGGGTGCGGAGGGGCAAGTGCCCGCTGGTCCTGAGGCTCCGGCTCCCGCTTCGGACGACAAGGCCAGCAAGAGCAAAGGGCGGGGCAGCCGGCGGGGGAAGTGACCCGCCGTGTCCTACATCAGCCCGAGCAACTCCACGTCTGACGAGGTCCGCTTCTACACGACGCGGAGATCGCCTTCGAGCTCACGGCGACATCCGGTGACACTGTAGCCGCCGCCTTCCGTTGTTTCCGCCGCATCCTCGCCAGGCTCTCGCAGGTCGTAGACCGCGGGGGCCCGAAGTTCTCCGCATCCCGATCGCAGAAATATCAACAATACAAAGACACGTACGAGATGTTCCGCGAGGAGCACGGGGGCGAAACGCTCGCCGCGCTCTGGAGCGAGCACAGCTCGGCCGACGCGACGAGCCTCGAGAGTGATTCGGATTACCGCGAGCCCAGGTTCAAGATTGGCGAGGACCAACGCTGATGCCCGGGCAGATTAAATTCGACCTCGACATTACGAACCCGCCAGACGCGGCTATGGCCAACGCCGCCAAAGGTGTGTGGGGTGGCATGATCCGCGGCATGCTACTCGGCGCGGAGATCGCAGCCGGTGAAGTGCGGCGATCAATCCGCGACAGACTCAAGCAACACACGGGCGCGCTTGGTCGGTCCTATCGCGCGACGATGCTCCAGCCGAAGCGCAAGGGGCAACTCCGGAGCGGTGCGGTCTCAGACTTGATCTATGCCAGGATCCAGGACTTAGGCGGGACGGTCACTGCGAAAAAGCAATTCCTCACGATCCCCGTGAGCGAGGCCGCAAAGCGGCACTCCCGCGGCGGCGGGAAGGCCAGAGACTTTCTCGACGCGCTCGGCGTCAGGGGCAGGGCGCGAGCTCGAGCGCAGGGCGTGTTGCACTACGCCTACAAGCGCTCAGTCCAGATCCCGGCCAGCCGATACCTCGACGCAGCCCAAGCGGCCGCCGAGCCCCAGGTCGCTGAGGTGTGCGGGCTCGAGATCCAGAAAGGCATTGACGAGGCCGAGTGATGGCGACACCGAC